CCCAATGCTGTATAAGATGCTGTTTCTGCTACATTGGTAGCTATCTTAGCTGCTGATGTTGATGTATTAATTACTTGTTCTGCTTCTTTTGCAGCACCCAAATCTGAAATAACACCACCTAAATCTTTAAATAATTTAATTACTGAGTTTATACTATCAATAACACTTGTTACAGTGTCCCAGACAGAAAAAAATGTTTCCCACTCTTTTGATGGTTTTATTGCACCGATTGTTTTTAATGAACTATATACATTTTTTGCAGAATTTGCAACATCTTTCATCCCATTGTATAAACCATTATTTAATTGTTTTTGTAAGTCTTTTATTTCTTGTTTAACTTTCAATAGGTTTAATTGTTTTGCCAGATCTGGTTCTTTTCTCAATTGTTCATCAAGTATTTTTAATGCTTCAATTACATTATCATTAAATTGACCTTTGAATTTTGAAAAATCACCATTAGCATTAGCCATTAACTTTTTAACATCTTTTACACCAGCATCTTTTAATTGAGTTTCTAACAGTTTAATATAATCATCATTCTGTTGTTTTTTATCCTCTAACTTTTCAACATCTTTTTTTCTATAATCGAATGTGTGATTAATTTCTGGTTCTTTTGGAATTTCAAAATGTTTATTATCTAATAATGTTTTATTGAAGTCCTTTAAACCTTTAATTGTTAAGTCTGCTGCATTTCCAATATTATCAATTGATAGCATTGTATTAACAGTGGTATTATTCAGATCCTCTAAACCTTTATTAAATTGATCATCGGTTAATTGTTCAAGACGATGTTTTTGTATTAATATTCCCAGTTCTTTAGCATATTTATTTTTTTCTACAACTAATTTATCACTGGCTTCTGCTTGTTTATCAGCATCTGAGAATTGAGGTTTATAATCAGTTATTTGTTTATATCTATCATTATTTTTACCCTCTTCTGGTGTTAATATACCACCTAAAGATTTTTTTCCATCCTCAACATGTTTATCAAATTCTTTATGAAATTCATATTCTTTTAATATACTATTTTCTTTAAGGTTATTTAATTCAATGGTTTTTTTATCATATGCTTCTTGTGCTTTAAATATTTCTTCTTTGTGTTTTTCTGCTGCTGTTTGTTCACCATCACCTGTCGGTTTAATATTACTATCTGGATTTAATATTTTTGCTAAATCTGGATTTTTTGAAAGAAGTTTGTTTAATTGTTCATCATTTTGATCATTGATTTTATGTAAAGCTTGATTTTCTGGAACATCATTTTTTAACTTACTATTCCAAAGGGGTATATTTTCCTTTGCTGATAAATATTGTTTAGTATCATTTTCATCTAAATGAGCAAAATTGCCTTTCAATCCAGCTCTTTTATTTTCAAGTTTATTTAATATACTTGTCCATGATTTTAACTGTCTGTTATCTTCTTCAACATTTGAATCACTTTCAAAAAGTTTAGTTTTAGTTTCTGCACCTTTATCAGCCATATATTTATATTGGCTTTCTAATTGATAAAGTTTCAACCTTTCTCTAATCTTTTGGTTTAAATCCTCACCAGCTCTAACATTTAATTTGCCATACTCATAGTGTGTACCAAGTATTGAATTAATTTGTGATAATGCTGTTTTTCTTTGCTCATCACCTAACTTTAAATTGTTTAATAATGATACTTGACTTTTTAAATTTTGTGAATGAGTATCAAAGCCACTAGAGGCTTTTTTTAATCCATCTTGATAATCTGATGTTATTTTGTTTAATTCTCTTTGTTTCTCATATAAGCCATAAATATATTGACCGATCAACACAAGCCCCTCAATTATTAGCATTGGTGCAAATGCTGTCCATGCTGATTTAATTGCAATTCCAAGACCTTTCCAACTTAACCCCATTCTGGTTAATGCTCCTTTGGTTGCAAATTCTTGTTCTATTAATGCCTTTTCTGCATCATAGACTTGTTTTAATCTTTCTTTTTTTACTTTACCAGTTAACCTCTGCTGCAACTTGTTCTGTTAATGCTGCTTTTCTTGCTGCAAACTCTTGTTTAACAAAACTAGTTTCTGCTTCTGATGTTAATCTAAAATAAGATTCTGACATTGATTTGAAAGCTTTACCAATAATTGTAACTGCAATTACATTAACAAAAGCCTGTCCAACTAAAGTAAGATTATCAACTACCCATTTAAAACCCTCGCCAAATGTCTTAACTATATTTTTGTATATATCACCAGCACCGACTTTTTGTGTTAATTCTTCAAATGTGTTTGATATTCTATTTAATGCCCCTGTGATAGTATCACTATTGACATCAGCAAAAGATCTATTTAATTCATCACCAAATTTAACTAATGAAGCAGATGTTAACTGTCCATGCTTCGCCATTTCTCTTAATTGATCTGTTGATACACCCAGAGATTTAGCCATTATTGATAATGATTCTGGTAGGGCTTGCCCCAATCCACCGACTAACATTTTAGTGGTAATTGTACCCTTTTGCATCATTTTACTAACAGCATCGATTGCTTCAGCTTTAGCATCACCACCAGCACCAACTGCCAACAATGCAGAGTTTAAACCCTTGAATAAATTTTGTTGATCTTTGATACTTATGTTTGATGCTTTCGCACTGGCTGTGAACCTAGCAAAACTGGTAGTTGTTTGATTAACATTTAATCCTAACTTTTCAGACAGGTCAACAATAAATTTTTGATTTTCACCAAATTCATTTAATCCACCAGATGCTACTTTTAATGCTTTTTGTGCTGCTCCTGTTTCCCTTGCAACATTTACCATTTCTTTGGCTATATGTTGCAGACCAAGTCCAAGACCGAAAAAGCCCACCATATTTAATGCTGTAGCCTTTAATTCACCAAAACCTGTTTGTACTTCTTTTAACCCCCTTTTGAAGTTATCATTAAGCATCTGTAGCGATACTGCAAACGATAAATTGTTACTTGCCATTTTGTTAATCTGTTATTTCTTTTTTATTCATATTATTCAAGAATTCAGCTGATTTTTTCATTATATCATCAAATTCTAATTCTGTTATTTGTTTTTTCTCTTTCACCTCTTTTATTTCATCCCATGGAAATTTATAAAGTTTTGATGGTGTATTAACTTTATCTGTTAGATTTGGACTTAATAATAAAAATGTCCATAGCCTGTCATTTTCTAACTGTTGTTTCATCTTATCATTGAATGCATTCATATATATTTTAATATCGAATAACTCCATATCATTTAATACATAATTAACATCAAGTCCAGCCGACACAATTAAAGTAGCTGCAATGTCTTTAATGAATAGAGTATCTTTTAATTCTTTATTTTCTTCAATTGGATCATTATTTTCAACTGGTTCAATTTGTTTGTTATTTGTTGAAAACTGTTCTATCTTTTTTAATTCTAATTGGAATTTTTCAAATACTTCTTTCGATATTCTTTTACTTTGCATTACCCCATCAAAATCACTAAATTCAAAGAATTGATTGTTTGATATAATTATACAGTAGAGTAAATTTTTAATATCATCAGCATCTTGATAATCGATATTATGAAAACTTTTACCTGTTAATTGCTCGAATTTTATAATTGATTTTATATTTATTTTTATAATCATACCTTAGTTAATATATAATAATATGTATGAAAAGTGCAGACATAAAAAAAGCCAGTGAAGTAAATCACCAGCTTTAGTTATTTGTTATTTGTTCAATATTAAGAGCCTACCACCTTAGTAAGTGCGCCAGAACCCTCAAAAGTTACAGAACTAGTACAGATTGCATTATCTTTTGCATCCATATCAAGTGAGCTAATATGGGCAACACCTGAGTACATACCAGATCCAGTCAAAGCAAATGAAGCATCTGCAACACCTACAACAATATTAACAGTACCACCAGTCAATTGAATACCTAAAAGAGTATCAAATGAAGTATCACCGCTTACTTTAGTAACTAACATTGAAGTGGTTACATTCCATGAGATTTGACCAGGAATTGAAGCTTTGAAGTTACCAGACATTTTGTTTGTAACATCGGTTTGAGCTGCTGAGATTGATAATTTACAATCTTGTGCAAATGCAATAGGGGTAGCGGTTGCGCCAGAAATGAACACCATTACATTGTTACCCATCAATAAATCAGTATTTGAATTATATGTTGACATAATTTTTTATATTTTTTGTTTTGTTATTTTTCTTATTTAATTTCAAATGTTACCACTTGAATATATTTATCATTGTTTACACCAATAACATTTTCATCCGAATCAATTAATCTACATTGGTAATTGTAACCGCTTTCATTTTGATGTACACCCTCTATTATTTCATTAACTAATTCTACTATCTTTATACTTTTGAAATATGAAGACGATACAATTACAAATGTTATATGGCATTTTTCATTAACTACAATATTATTTTGAATATATTCTTTTGAATATTTTTCTCTATAGTAAACAATACATTCTTTTATCTCATTACCACTATCATCTTTCTGAGGTGCTACAATTGGATAAATATTTTCACCAACATAACTAGTTAGCCCAGTGTTTGAATTCAATAAAGAATACAATTCTTTAGTTATAGTAAATTTTGAAAATGCTGATGTTATGTTCATTTGTATTATTTGTTAATTAGATTAATTACAGCTTTCTCAATTCCATTATAAACTTCATTAATTGCTGCTGTTTGGTTTTGTTCTATTGCATCAGTCCAGAAATGATTTTCTGTTATTGCTCCTCTATTCTTACCATCCTTTGTCATTCTGTTCACTGTACCTCTATCAATTAAATGTGCAGCACCACCACCATCACCAAAACCAGCCAAAGCACCAAGTTTAGTTCTTTTAACTTTATTCTTGAACGATTTCAATAGACTACCAGAATCACCTTTTTTGCCACTTTTAAGCCTGTTTTTTAGGTTTTCTTTACCCGCCTTGACAAATATATTAGATGCATCTTTCAAGCCTTGTTTAATCGCTTTATTCTGGTCTATTTCTGATAAATTACTTATCGCTTTGTAAACCTTATCTAAATCAATAAATTTAACTTCAATTTCCATTTTATTTATTGATCTTTTCTAGTGTAATTTCAGCGGTGTAATCAAATAAATTTTTATCCAGACTTGTAATTTTATAATCATTTTGATCATATTCAACAGTTAGGTTATCAGTTAATAATTTATTAATTCTGATCTTAAATTTCACTTGATTTTGATTAAATAATTCTTTACCATCAACAATAAATTTTCCACTCTGTTTAACCTTTGCAGCCTTACATTTGAAAATATCTACTAGGGTGCTAACCACCTCACCAAATTCATTTCTAACTTGACTATTTTTTTTAAATTTTAATGAATATATAAGTGTTCCAGATGGTAACATGTTGATTAGTTTAAGTAGTTAATATAAGGGTCTAAAAGATATTGATAATTATAAGGGATAGCACTTGTTTTACTTGCAAATGAAACTATTTCCCTATTCGAATAAAAATTTCCTAGCATTAACAGCATTGCATGTGCCAACGGTTTTGGTAAAACATCACCGTTAGCAATTGCAACATCAGTTAATTTTTGATGTATATGATTTTCCACTACTGCTTCAGCTACTTCAATCAAAGACGATAAATAAACATCATCATCTTCAAACTCTGCTTCTAAATTCAAATGTTTCTTAGCTTGTTGGATTGTTATATACATTTTTATAGATTTTCTTTATTAGTTAATTATGCAAAAGTACCTCTAACAATTGCTTCTGGTCTGATTTGTGCAAAGTCAAAAAATCCATTAACCACAATAGAGATTTGATTTTTCTTTGCATATGTATATGGGTCAACTTGTATATCCAAACCGCCCCATTGACCGATTGCCAATTGTGACCAGTCACCAACAGCATAGCCATTAGCTTTAATGTTTGCAGAATGATAAGCAACAACACCATCAACTTCGCCATTTTCCATTACTTTAGAACCATTGGTTTTATCAGTAGCTTTCAATTTTGCTTTTGCAGATGGATTTAACACCCATGTGTACTCATTGACATTTGCATTTTCCAAACCTGCAACAGTTGCAGTAATTCCAGAATATGTCGGTGTAGTTGTTCCAGTAATACCAGCAAAAATACCAGCGGGTTGTTTTGTTGATCCAGCAAATGAACCAAATACACTTTCTTCTAATTTTTTTCTTAACTCATTAGTAATATCAACTAATAGTTGAGCTTCTACACTTGCAGAATCTTGCATTAAAATTGATTTAGAGATAATCAATTCGCCAGAAATTCTTTTTGGTGAAAGTGTAATTTCTCTGAATGAACCTGCTGCATCTTGTGCATCTCCATTTTCATCTTCCCAGTTAAAAGCACTACCAGAATAAACAGGTATTGAATAGTTATTAACTAAACCACCGAAATATTTTGCACCTATTTTAGTAAGCAATAAATTCGAAACTAAAGGAATTTCAAGTTTACCTTTATCTGTTGCGATTGTTTCTAAACCTACACCAACAGC